GATATTGGCGAACCAGATTGTAAATTAATTGAACCATTCACGGTGAATAAAGATGGAACTTTGAGTCCATGGTTAATTGATTTTACAAGTCAAAATACTTTTATGATGAGTTCTGATAAGATTTTAACTCTTGCAGATCCTAAACCAACACTTCTTGAAAAATACGAGGACTTAATTAAATAATGCGCTTTTACACTAATGTTCAGTTGATTGGAAATCAATTTTTAGTTCGTGGTTATGAGAATGGTAAAAGTTTTGAAACAAGAGATGAGTTTATTCCTACTCTCTTTGTAAAATCTAAAAAAGAATCCAAATATAAGACATTAAGTGGAGAATCTGTAGAACCTATCCAACCTGGATATGTTCGTGATTGTAGGGAATTTTATAAGAAGTATGATGCTGTAGATGGATTTGAAATCTATGGAAACGATAGATACATCTATCAATATATTTCTGAAAAGTATCCAGAGGATGAAATCAAGTTTGATATTAGTAAAATCAAACTTGTAACTCTGGATATTGAGGTTGCGTCCGAACAAGGATTCCCTGATGTAGAGTCTTGTATTGAAGAAATTCTTGCAATCACTATTCAGGATTATACAACCAAGAAGATTATTACTTGGGGCATAAAAGAATTTAATAATAATCGTAAAGATGTAACGTACCATCAATGTGAATCTGAATACGCCTTATTAAATTCCTTTATTAACTATTGGATGCAAAATACTCCAGAGGTAATTACTGGTTGGAATATTGAACTGTACGATATTCCTTATATTGCTAAGCGTCTTAATCGTGTACTTGGTGAAAAGTTAATGAAGCGTCTTTCTCTTTGGGGACTTGTAACTGAAGGTGAAACATATATCAATGGACGTAAGCACACCACATTTGATGTTGGTGGAGTGACTCAACTTGATTATTTGAATCTTTATAAGAAGTTTACTTATAAAGCGCAAGAATCATATCGTCTGGATTATATTGCTGAAGTAGAACTAGGACAGAAGAAACTGGATCACAGCGAGTATGATACGTTCAAAGACTTCTATACCAAAGGTTGGCAGAAGTTTATTGAGTATAACATCATTGACGTAGAACTTGTTGACAGACTAGAAGACAAGATGAAACTCATTGAACTTGCTTTGACGATGGCATATGATGCTAAAGTAAATTATGCCGATGTTTTTTATCAAGTTCGCATGTGGGATACTATCATTTACAACTATCTTAAGAAGCGTGATATTGTAATTCCTCCAAAGAATAAGTCGCAAAAGGATGAAAAATATGCTGGTGCTTATGTAAAAGAACCAATTCCTGGTAAGTATGATTGGGTAGTGAACTTTGACTTGAATAGTCTATATCCTCACCTGATTATGCAATACAACATCTCTCCAGAAACTTTGGTAGATGAAAGGCATCCTACTGCAACTGTTGATAGGATTCTCAATCAAGAACTCAACTTTGACGCATATAAGGATTATGCCGTTTGTGCAAATGGCGCAATGTTCCGCAAAGATGTTCGGGGAATGCTTCCAGAACTGATGGAGAAGATGTATAATGAGCGAGTTATCTTTAAGAATAAGATGATTGATGCTAAGAAAGCATATGAAAAGAAAAAATCTAAAGAGTTGGAAAAAGAAATTGCGCGGTGCAATAACATTCAAATGGCAAAGAAGATTTCTCTTAACTCTGCTTATGGTGCTATCGGTAATCAGTACTTCCGTTACTACAAACTAGAAAATGCTGAAGCAATCACTCTTTCTGGACAGGTTTCTATTCGCTGGATTGAAACTAAGATGAATGCCTACATCAATAAACTTCTTAAGACAAATGATGTTGATTATGTTATTGCTTCTGATACTGACTCCATTTATCTTAACATGGGTCCTGTGGTTGAAACTGTATTCAAAGGAAGAGAGAAAACTACTGAAGGCATTGTCTCGTTCCTTGATAAGGTTGCTTCGTTGGAACTTGAGAAATATATTGAAGGTTCTTACCAAGAACTGGCAGACTATGTGAATGCATATGATCAAAAGATGCAGATGAAGCGGGAGAACATTGCTGATCGTGGAATCTGGACTGCCAAGAAGCGTTACATCTTGAATGTATGGAATAGTGAGGGAGTAGCATACACAGAACCTAAACTTAAGATGATGGGTATTGAAGCAGTAAAATCTTCTACTCCTGCTCCTTGTCGTCAAATGATTAAGGATGCTTTGAAACTAATGATGAATGGAACTGAAGAAGATGTAATTGCGTTCATTGATAATGCCCGCAAAGAATTTAAAAAACTTCCACCAGAACAAATCTCATTTCCTCGCTCTGCCTCTGATGTAAACAAATATAAGTCTTCATCATCAATCTATGCGAAGGGAACGCCCATTCATGTTCGCGGAGCACTTCTCTTTAATCATTATATTAAGGAGGCAAAATTAACAAATAAATATTCACTTATTCAGAATGGTGAGAAAGTCAAATTTGTTTATCTGAAGAAACCAAATACTATTCACGAGAATATTATTTCTTTCATTCAAGAGTTTCCAAAGGAACTTAATCTTGACAAATACATTGACTATGACTTACAATTTGAGAAAGCATTTCTAGAACCACTCAAGATTATTCTTGATGCAATTGGGTGGAACGTAGAAAAAACTATTAACCTTGAACTATTTTTCTCTTAATGGATTTACCTATTAGTGACAAAGAACTAGACACAATTGTAAAAGCACTTGGATTTGGTGGAGATGCTGCTCTTTATCATAAACTTAAATTGGTAAGAGAACTTAGAGAACAAGGTTTGCCTTATAAAAAAATACTTCGTGAAGAATACGGGATGGTAATTTGATGGACTTTTTAAAAGACATTGTAAAAGAAATTGGTGGAGAATACACACAACTTGCAGCAGATATTGACGAAACTGAATCATATGTGGACACAGGTTCGTACATTTTTAATGCTCTTGTCAGTGGGAGTATCTTTGGTGGGGTATCTGGTAATAAAATTACTGCAATTGCGGGTGAATCAAGCACTGGAAAAACTTTCTTTAGTTTGGCTGTGGTTAAGAATTTCCTTGATAATAATCCTACTGGATATTGCTTGTACTTCGATACTGAAGCTGCAATCACACGATCCTTATTGGAGAGCAGAGGTATTGACACAACTCGCCTGGTTGTTGTCAATGTTGTCACCGTAGAAGAGTTTCGTGGTAAGGCACTCAAGGCAGTTGATTTGTATATGAAGAAAGCAGAAGAAGATCGCAATCCTTGCATGTTCGTGTTAGACTCTTTGGGGATGCTTTCTACCAGCAAGGAAATCAATGATGCCCTGAACGACAAAGAAGTTAGGGACATGACTAAATCTCAACTGATTAAGGGTGCATTTCGTATGCTCACCCTGAAACTGGGTCAGGCAAAAATTCCAATGATAGTTACAAATCATACCTATGATGTTATCGGTGCTTATGTTCCAACAAAAGAAATGGGTGGTGGTAGCGGTCTTAAGTACGCTGCTTCTACAATCATTCACCTCTCGAAGAAAAAAGAAAAAGACGGAACAGAAGTCATTGGAAATATTATCAAAGCAAAGACTGCTAAGTCGCGTCTAAGTAAGGAAAACCAACAAGTTGAAGTTCGTCTCTATTATGATGAGCGTGGTCTTGATAAGTATTATGGTTTGCTTGAATTGGGTGAACTAGGTGGATTATGGAAAAATGTTGCTGGACGTTATGAAATGGATGGTAAGAAAATCTACGCCAAACAAATTCTTGCAGAACCAGAAAAATATTTTACTCCAGAAGTAATGCAAGCACTTGATGAAACTGCGAGAAAAGAATTTTCTTATGGATAAATTATATGATTTAATTAAGGTTTATGATAATGTATTGGAACCAGAAATTTGCGAAAAATTAATTGAGAATTTTGAAAAAGTTTCGGATAAGCATGAAAGAATTGACAATGATAGAAAACCAAATTTTACTCAATTTAATTTAACCGAAAATTCAAATGAAAATGAAGAATTAAATTCTTTACACCAATACCTAATTAAAAAAACATTTGAATATAAGAAAGATTATTATAAATTTATTGACGAACGTTGTTTTCCTGAAGAACATGCGTTCGAACAGTTTCGTATAAAAAGATATGAGAATGATGGAAATGATGCATTTGATTGCCATGTCGATATAAAAGATCATGCAACTGCCAGAAGATATTTGGCATTTCTTTGGTATTTGAATGATGTTGAAGAAGGTGGAGAAACTGTATTTAAGGATTTAGTAATTAAACCTAAAGTTGGAAAATTGCTAGTATTTCCTCCAATGTGGATGTTTCCCCATATGGGCAAATCTCCAATTAGCAATAAAAAGTATATATTGAGCACATATTTGCATTATAAATGACATGGATAAAATTGAATTTCTTATTCTAAGAAACTTTCTACATAATGAAAAATATACAAGAAAGGTTATTCCTTTTGTTAAATCTGAATATTTTGAAGATGTAAATCAAAAAATTGTATTTGAAGAAATTCTAAACTTTGTTCAAAACTATAATCAACTAGCAACCAAAGAAGTTTTATCTATTGAGGTAGAAAAGCGTAAAGATATTAATGATGATTCATACAAAGAAATAATTCATTTAATTGAATGTCTTGATGATGTTCCTGTTGAATTTGAATGGTTGGTAAATACTACTGAAAAGTGGTGCCGTGACAGAGCAATCTATCTTGCTCTAATGGAATCAATTCATATTGCCGATGGTAAGGATGAAAAGAAGAATCCTGATAGTATTCCTTCAATTCTTTCCGATGCCCTAGCAGTATCTTTTGATGCACATGTTGGGCACGATTATTTGGAAGACTATGAAAAAAGATATGAATCCTATCATAGAAAAGAAGAAAAGATTGAATTTGACTTGGACTACTTTAACAAGATCACTAAGGGTGGTTTACCTAATAAGACTCTCAATATTGCTCTCGCTGGAACGGGTGTTGGGAAATCGCTGTTCATGTGTCATGTGGCTAGTTCCGTATTGCTACAGGGTAGGTCCGTACTCTATATTACTCTTGAGATGGCGGAGGAGCGAATTGCTGAAAGAATTGACGCAAACCTGCTGAATGTTCCTATTCAAGATATTTCAGAACTTCCAAAGTCTACCTTTGAAACTAAGGTAAATAATCTTGCGAAGAAGACACAAGGAACTTTAATCATTAAGGAGTATCCTACTGCTTCTGCTCATTCGGGACATTTCAAGTCACTTCTCAATGAACTTGCTCTTAAGAAATCATTTAAACCTGATATTATTTTTATTGACTACCTTAATATTTGTGCTTCCTCTAGGTTTAGGGGAGGTAATAATGTTAACTCTTATACATTGGTTAAATCAATTGCAGAAGAACTTAGGGGACTCGCAGTTGAGTTCAATGTTCCAATTGTTTCCGCTACCCAGACTACTCGTAGTGGTTATGGTAGTTCTGATGTTGAACTTACTGATACTTCTGAATCCTTTGGTTTGCCTGCTACTGCTGATCTTATGTTTGCCCTTATTAGCACCGAAGAATTAGAAGAGTTGGGGCAAATTTTAGTTAAACAACTGAAAAATCGTTATAACGATCCAACCATCTTCAAGCGTTTTGTAATTGGCATTGATCGTGCCAAGATGAGACTTTATGATGTAGAGCAATCTGCACAAAAAGACATACTTGACAATAAACAAGAAGAAGAGTATAGTTATGAAGAAAACAAACCTAAAAAATCATTTGAGGGATTTAAGTTTTAAATATGGCAACTATTGAACCTAATAAGTATATTGAATTTGTTCGTCAAACTACAAGTCCTGCAAGTAGTGATTATGCAAAACTTCTTGCTCGTTTGACTGAACTTGAAGTCGCAGATGCGGATGTTCCTCGTCTTATGACTGCTGCATTTGGTATGAGTGCAGAAGCAGGTGAGTTTACTGAGATTGTTAAAAAAATGTTCCTTCAGGGCAAACCTTACAATGAAGATAATGTCGAACATTTGAAAATTGAACTTGGCGACATTCTTTGGTACGCTGCTCAAGCTTGTATGGCACTTGATGTTTCTTTTGAAGAAGTGATGGAACGTAACTATCTTAAATTGAGTGCTCGATATCCTGAAGGTGCATTTGATGTTTATCGTTCCGAAAATCGTGCAGAAGGAGATCTATAATTTAAATGAACCACCTTAAGGTGGTTTTTTTGTAATCATTAAAATAATAAATAAAACAGAAGAATTATTTTTTTAAGACATGGATACTAACGTTCTTAGAGGACTTACTGAAGCATATACTGCTGTTTATGATGAAGAACTCAGAGATGAGTTGGAAGAAATGTCAGATGATTTTGCTGGCATTGAAGATCTTTCCGATGAAGAGATTGATGCAATTGTTGAAGAAACAATTGATGAGATGCTCGATGAAGGATATGAATTTGATGAAGTAGAAGAAATTTTTGAAC